TTATCCACAGGTTATCCACAGGTTACTAACAGTTTGGTAGTGCTAGGCTTGGCGGGATGGCTGGCTCCTTGCGGCCCCACCCCTCCAAGCCTCTGGCGCTTTTGATCGCGGAGTAGTGTCTGCGATTTGCTCCATTTTTTGCCTGGTAAATGTTTCCAGGCATTGCCATTCCTCCCGCTGGTTGCGGTTCCTATTATTCGTCGGCAGGTGATACCTGTAAGACGGCACAGTTTCCCTTACTTGATGTTAACTGTGCTTGGTGACAGGTTCCGGTTCCGGTTCTGGCACCTTTTCAGGCTCTTTTTGAGCCGTTTTCTCCGGTTCCGGGTCCTCCGGGGCCGGGTTTAAGAGATTCGCGTGTTCTGTGGCTCCCTCGTCGGTCCCGATTGCCTCCAGGTACGTTGTGACGTCGTTTTTGTAGTGCTTCCTGACGCTGCTGGGCAGCTCCGCGAAGATCGTTTTTTGTTCCGTGACGAGTTCCATGGCTCTTTCGAAGTCAGCTCCGCTGACGTCGCCATATGTTCCCTCGTACCGGTTTACGTGGTCGACGAGACCCGTTTTTTGGTATTTGCCGATTATGTAATTGATGTTGCACGTTTTTGCGTGGTGTTGTTCGGTCATGGTTGGGCCGCATTTTGGCGCTACCTGGCGAACTCGTTTTGTTCTGTCTCTTACTGGCATTATCTCTTTCCTCTGTTTGCGATAAAGAACGCCCGGATTGCTGCTAGGACTAGTGGTCCGCCTTTGCCGAATGCCTTCGCTACTTCGTTCATTTCGGCGTTCATTAGCATTTCGTAGAACTGCGATTCTGATCTTACTCCGGGTATTTTTAGTTCTGCGATCTGTTGGTCGTAGTCTGCTTGTTTGTTTTTGAACGTGATTCCCGTACGGGTTTCGATCACGTTTTTCATTTGCTCGTTTGAGAGGTTTGTTTGCATCTGTGCAAGCGCGTCCTGCGATTGCTTCAGTTCTGCTGTTGACAGGTTGAGCGTGGCCTGTGTTCCGCTCGTTACTGTTTCCTGTCTGATCTTTTCTGCTTGCGCGATTTGCAGCGCTGTATTTGCCGCGATGTTCGCGGTTTGTGCTACTCCTTGTTGGAGTGCTGCCTTTGTGTTTTGCATTGTTGCGATGTTTCCTGCCGGTGAGCTGGCAGGTTTTCCCATCGCTAGTATTCTGTTGAGGCCCGCGGCCTCTAAGTCTTTTGCTGCCCGCTGGTTTGCGGTGTTGCTCATTTTTTCTTGCCAGGCTCGATTCTCCCTGGCTATTTGTAGGTTGGCTTCGTTAGCGGCTTCTTGTCCGCTTTTCCCGAACAGTCCACCTACGATTTGTCCTAATCCGCCTATTCCTGCGCTTGCGAGGATTGCTGTTGCCGGGTCCATTATTTTCTCCCGAGGCTCTGGGTTGGTTTGGCGTTTGTTTGTTTGTTTTGCAGCTTTTTATTTGCCTGTGTGTCCCTGGTCTGACCGTCGCCGCCCGAAGGGAATAGAGGCGACTCCTTTCGCTGCCAGTTATCCACAAATGCACATGGTACGTGTGCGTGACCTACGCGCGCGCGTGACCCTGTGTATCTGTGGGTAACTTTCAGCGAAATTTCTTTAGAAGTGGTCAATGTACCCAGGTACTGAGTAAACAGGCATTGGTCTAGCTGCCTTGATGTCTACCCATGCATCCATTATGAATTCCGGCTCTTCTGTCACCGCGATTGTTCTTGCGATCGGTGGTGTGTCCTCTATGAACGTGTCGTTCAGTGCTGGCCGTGTGTCGTAGTCTAGGGCGTAGTGCCAGGCGTCCAGTGGTGCGCTCGCCTCTGAGCGCATCTGTCCTGTGATTACGCCCATTGAGCTCCTGTATTCGGCCCAGCGTTCTTGATATCCCCATATTTCGTTGTCTGCTGCGGTTCCGTCTGCCCAGACCTCTTTGTTGTACACGGGCTGTTCCCCTAATGCCTGGAGTGCCGGCCAGTAGAAGTCGTATTTCGTTTGGCGGCTCCAGTGTCGGTCTAGTCTTTGTTGGAAGTTGAGGTCGGCCCGGACGTTTAACAGTCCGATGATGTATCCATGCTCGACGAAACTTTTTGTGAACCCGTGTCTGTTGATGATTCCCTGGCCGAATGCTGCCAGGTTGCCTTGTGGTGTTTCTGTTCCTGGTGTTGTTTGCGGAACCGCGTTCATTTGTACTGGCGATTGTCCTGTTGCGAGCAGCTCGCTTCTCTGGAGTCTGCTGTCGGGACTGCTTACCTGGAAATGGCTCTTGAGGATTTCCGTATACCTGGTCCCGCCTCGTGCATCCCGTTCCTGGAGTTTTTGCATTTGGAATGCTTCGCGCCAGTCGTTAATTGTTGCCCCTGTTGCTGACGCTAGATTTGCGTACAGGTTTATAGCCGATATGTCTTGACCGCCTCCTGCGGTTTCGTATTGCAGTGCTCTTGTTCCTGCGTTGTGGAATAGCCCGGTTGCTGTCGTGTAGCCTGGTCCGGCTTCACCAACCGCTATGTCCGCCCCATCTGCTGAGGCCGAGCTATAGATCGGCGCTGTTGTTCCAATTGGTATCTCTACGCCCGGTCCTTTTTGTGGCCATGGCAAAGCGCTCGTTATGTAGTTTTTTCGTTTGCCGCGTGACAGTGGCTGTAGTTTTGTTGTTCCGAGTGTGTCCGGCCCGTCCCCATAGTCGACGGCGATGCTGTCTTGTAGGTTTTCGTCCCTGAACCACTCGTTCCACGTCCTGTAGAGCGCTCTTGTTGGTAGTGCGCTTATTTCTGTTGAGTTTGGTGTGATCCCGATTGGCAGTCCCATGTAGTCCAGGTTAGTTCCCACTGTGATTGCTGTGGCCCCGGCGAGTATCGGTACGGTGTAGTCCGTCGAGTCCCCTGGGTTGTCCTGCTCACCCATGAAGCGCTGCCACGAATTCCACGTTAAGCGGTTCGGTATAAAGAACCAAAAACTCGTCAAATGGAGGTTGTCCATTGTCGGAAAAAGTGGCGTCGCTAAGCGGACCAGTGCTGTCATGCGAAGCCGGAAACTATCTCCTGGTAGCACCTCGATTGGTGGCATTGGAATGAGTTTGCCGGAGTCGAATGTCGTCTTAAGCGGATAGCTTAGATCGAATGTTGATCTTTGTATGTTTGCTTGTGGCGCTACTGAGTAGCGCTTTTGGCTTGGTCGTTTAGGAACTCGCTTCGCCATGATAGTCCTCTGCTTGTGCTAGTTTTTGTAAGGTTTCCGGCTCGATTTCGCCGGTGTCGTCGTCCCATGTTCCCACGCGGTATAGCGTGAAGTCTTTCGGATGTTTGTTTACGTTTGTTGATTGGTCGTTTGCCAGGTCGCCGAACTGTCGCATTGCTGCGGCGTTTGTCGGCGCCGTGAATGTTACGTTGTAGGTTTCTGTTGCTGAGTCTCTTACGCTGAATAGTCCGTGTTTCATTTTTCGAGGTTCCTTGCTAGTGATTTTATTTTTGCTCGTTGTACTTTTTCTCTTACTTTTAGTCGTTTTCCTGTGTTGTTTTCATGGTGCTTTCTTGCTTCTCGCTTTCTTGCTTCTTTGATGATTGCCAGGTCTAGCTCGTTGTGTTTTTCGAGCAGTTTGTCGTAGTACCTGGGAATTTGTTTTTTCTTGCCTTTGACAGTGATGTAATCGCTTGGGAAGCAATCGTCTTTATATTCTGTAAACCATGTCTCCCCGATTCCGGGTTTGAGCGACATAGTGGCGTATTCCGGTTCAAGTTCGACCTCGAGGTCTGTGGCCAGTATTCGCCAGTAGTGATCTTTTGCCTGGTCCCCTGTTTGTTTCTTTGTGACGTACCGCGCGCAGTAGGCTGCACTTTCCCAGGTAACGGCCCCGATTGTGCTGAATCCGAAGGGCCATATTTTTCCCAGAAGTTCAGATGTGTACGAACGTATTCCGTCCTTCTCGCTCCATAGCGTTTTGTCTGGGAAGTCATAGCCGAATATCAGCGCGTGGTAATGCGGTCGTTGTAGTTGCTCTCCGTACTCTCCGCAATGGAAGTATCGTATTTTTGTTTTGGTGCGCTCTCTTAGGCGCTTCATGAATTTTTGGAAGTGTTCTTTGTTCAGGCTCCCGTCCCAGGGGAGATTCTCGTCGTCGTACGTCAGTGTTATGAAGCAGTTCTCGTCGTGCATACTGCTTTCGTGGACGCACCTTGTGGCCCAGTTTGAGGCCTTCGACAGTCGACAGCCTATGCATTGCCCGCAGGGGAGCTGTAGCGACAATGGATGCGACCTCGAAGGTGTGAACACGACCGGTCCCCCTGCGGGACTTTGCCAGGCGTTTAACGGTCGATAGCATGGCATCTATAGTCGCCATCCGCCTCGCTGCGGTGCGTTCCTGACGTTCTTTGGATTGACTCGTTGTGCCCCTTTCCTGAACATCTTTCTGCTGCGTTTCTTTCCGAGTTTTCTGCGTCTTCGCATATTTTCATCTCCTGGTTAACCAGTATTTGGCAGCTTGATACTGCGCATACTAGCGCTATTGCTGCCCCGATTTTGGCTTTTCTGCCTTTTTTTTTTGCCAAACTGTTTTTTTTTTCGCGTTCCACGGCGTGTTCCACGGTTATCCACAGGTTATCCACAGGTTACTAACAGTTTGGTAGTGCTAGGCTTGGCGGGATGGCTGGCTCCTTGCGGCCC